CCCTGCATTAATCCAGGAAGCATCCCAGCATAACCAGACATTGCTCCCGCCCCAGTTTGTTGTCCACCAGCCAGCTGTCCTGCAAGTCCACTTAACGCTGAAGAAGCCCCAGTCCCCATACCGTAGAGCTGTTGTCCTCCTGCTGTAAGTGCACCTGAAGTACCCATTCCCGCTCCGTATGCTCCTTGTCCATATCCTGCGATATTACCGGCTAGTCGTTCTAATCCTGCTCCTCTTTGAGAACCTAGCCCTGCTAGTTCTGCCGCAGAACCGCGCCTAGCGGCTCCTCTTTGTGCGCCAACACCAGCAAGTTCACTAGCAGTTCCTCTTCTGGCCGCTCCACGTTGACCAGCTACTCCGGAAAGTAACGAAGCTAATCCTGTTCTTGCTCCTCCTATTTGAGCACCTAATCCTGCAGTCGAACCAGCTGCTGCTGCTTCAGCTCCACGTTGTCTACCAAATTCGCCCATGGCCGCATCTCGTGAGCTTTGAAATCCTTGGCTACGGATTCCAGAAACAGCATCCATTAATCCACGACCTGTTACACGATCAGATTCTTCTTGTGTAAGTCGTGATCTTGCACCTCCAAAAGCTCCTTGTCCTACTTCACTAGCTCGTCGCCCAATATCACTTTTAGCTTGCGATTCACGAATATCTTTCATCGCTTGTTGAACTACTTGATCTTCATACGGATCCATGTATTGACTTATTGTGGACGGATCAAACCCTGCTGTACTGGCCCGTGTTTGTTGTAACGCTTCTTGTATATACGGATCTTGAGCAGAAACTGCACCCCGTCCTATTCGTGCTGCTTCAGTAAGTCCTGTTAATTCATCATCTCGTCCTGATCTAAAACCACCCGCTGCTTCTGAAAGGAAACCAAGTTCTTCATCCCGCCCTGTTCTAATCCCTGCAATACCTTCCGTTAGGTAGGGGTCGGACATAGTCTGGCCTTCTCTAGCTAGGCGTTCAGCTTCTGACAACTGACCACGAAGTTCTCCTTCTGCACCTACGGCTCTGTCTAATCCTGTGCGAGTATAGTCCTCTCCCTGTTGAAGAGAACGTAAAAGCTCTGCTTTTGCTTCAGAAGTTCCTCCTGCTAATGTAGCAAGAGCTTCTTCACTTAATCCTGCAGCGCGGTTAAAATAAGGTTGAAATGAACCAATACCTCGGTCAGCCATTCGCATCGCAAGTTCTTCTCTAGGAGAGAACCCTGCAATACGCTCACCTGTATAAGTAAATGGACTACTGTCGGCAGCTCCTAGGTTTTGGAACTGGCTTGCGTAATACTGTTCTACTCCTGGAAGTAGACCAAAACGATTACCACCCCCTGTTAAGAGGTTGTAAATATATTGGTCAGGAGCCTGATAACTATATGCGGTTTGATTCTCAGCCATACTGTTCGTCACCAAAATTTATTTTATCAAGAGTCGCGATTCCTTGTTGAAGATCGCCACCGCCCATTCGTTTTACAGCGTCAGCTGAGACAACGTATTCGTTAGGACTAGCCCAAATAGGAACTAAGTCTTCTTTCTCGCCTCCAGGACCATCAACTTCACCGCCTTCCAAAAACATTTTACGGTTAAGGACTGTGCCGCCATCTTCCATTTCTATAGGATCTAATTCTATTCGAGAAGTTGGTTGATTCTTAGCTTTAACTGCAGCAACTAATTTTTCTGTGTCGTCTTCACCTACTAACTCATTTCCTAGTATTCCTCCAAGAGCCTGTAAAATAGATAAGAGACCCATATTGACGCCTAACCCAGTTGTTGCTCCTCCATCGCTCATACCTATGGGTCTGTTTCGAACTTGTCCCGCTTGAAAACGAGGTCTTGGGGCAGTAATAGTGCGAGGTGTGTCGTCGTCTCCTATTGCTTCTTTTGTTACAGCACCTAGAGTTGTACCAAGAGTTTTTCCTAACTGTTGCGCAACTAAAGGGTTGTCTTTTAGATATTGTTTAAGTTGTTGTAATCTTGATCCTTCAGGCATTTCTGGGGCTGGGATATTAGGACGACCCATAATTTTCCCAGCTTCTTCTGCTGGCATATCTTGTATTTTAAGGCCAAATTCTTTTGGGCTTTCTGTTTCAGCTTCAAGACTTTCTAAAGTTTCAGCTTCTAAGTCAATAGCCTCACCCATATTTCTTAATTCAGAATCCATCGCTTCAGCTGATAATGTGTTTTCTCCGAGCATCTGCTCTTGTGACATTCTAAGCTGTTCTAGAATTTCTGTGGGTGTCAGATTAGAAGCAGCGTCTGCAGCAGCAACTCCCCCAAGAGTTCCGGCATTCGCTCTTAACGGGGCATCTACACGGTTACGGTATTGCTCATTTAAAGCATCTACAAGACGACTACCACCAATATTTCCAATACCTGTATTAGCTCCGTAGGTAGCGTACTTATTAAGAATTTCAGTAGTTAAATCGGGAGACATACCGATATCAGCGTTTTGCTCAATCATTTTACGAGCGTTAGACTCAGGGTTAGTCATCGAATCCATTAAGGATGTTCGTTGTTCGTCGCTAAATATACTCGTCATAAATCACCCAACCTCTACAACTATTGATCCGCTTGCAATCACCTGTATTTCCCCTAGACTAGCTGTAGCACTAAATCCAGAGGTAGTGGGCGTGGAAATATTCTGCCACGAATCTCCTAAATATACCTGAAGAACACTTTCAGTTGTATTCCAAATAATACTCCCAGATTCGAATTTTAGCTCATCTCTTTCGTCACTTGTAAATACAGGAGTTTTATCTGGGTCAACCCTATCTAGGCTTAATTCTAAGACTCTAACAGCTCTATTGAACGTATCGCCACGAACCGTAGGCTCCATTTCAATAGGCAATCTTCCCTGTAAAAGTTTAGTCATCTTCTTCCATTAGGACGAATATCTAAACGAGTGCCGCCGACTCTAAAGCCCACCCCTAGTTGCACACCTTCAGCAGCATCGTCATCAGATTCGAAACGAACCACGGCTTGTCTTGCACGTGCTCGCATATCTATTTTAGTAGTGGTTGCTGTAAATGCGTTTGTACTATCTGTTGCTAAAGAATCACCAGGATAATTACGGGTTTTTAACACAGTGTTAATTTGTTGTCCAGAACCCCCTGTTCCCGTAAAATTTACATCTGGAATCATGCGGCGAACAAACTGGAAGTTTTCGCCTTCTCCAATATCGAAATCAGCAGATTCTATATAGACTTCAGTCATAGGAGAGCCGTCTGCATCGTTACCTGTTTCATGATCATAAATATAATAGCTGCTGCTTGCTTCTCCTGCCGCCCTAGGATTATTCTCAACTCCTTCATCAAGCCACGCAGTACGAGCTAATTTACCAATAGACCACACTTTATCAACGTAGTTATACGTTACATATCTATCAGGTAGGTCAGAGTCGCTAGAGTTATAAAACCAGCCTACTTCATTAAATTGACGATTGAGCAATCCAAAAAACTGGAAATTCTGAGATTCATTAATATCGTCAAACACATAACTGTGTACGCTACAAGCTACAGATTGAACAGATCCGTTATAGACGTAGAACCCTTTACGATCCATCCAGAAAACACCTGCAGGTGAATTAACTGCTGCATTTGGGCCAATCAATCCTACACCTTCGTTAACTAGATTAACACCAAAAGTGAGCGGTGCACCTATAAACTGTAAGCTATATAGCGCGGTATCTGTCCAGATCAGAGTTTCTTGCCTAGCTCGTAACCCGCCTATGATTTGAGACCCTGAAGAAAGCCGTAAATTTCCTGCAGTGTTAGTGCTTTTTGGTTCCCACTCTAAAATATTTTCTTGATCACACCAGCTGATTAACAACGGATCAAGAACATCGGAACGAGCTGTGCCTGAGATTGGGTCAGAACCAAGCACTAATACATGACGGTCTACTGCAGAAACTAAAATCTGAAGACCTAGTGTTGGAGGAAGATTAGCGTTTGTTACATCTTTTAAGGCTTTTGCTCTAACTGAAACGGTATCTGAATTATCCCAGAGAAAAATACCTCCTGCTCTTACGCAAGAAACCATATCTTCACCAAAGTTATCAATAGACCATAACCGTAACTGGCTAGAAGCACTTAACGCACTAACAGACCCAAACGTGCTGCTGCCCCAAGTACCAGAACCCCAACCAGAACCAGATACGAAAGTATCTAGTCCAATATTAATTTGATAAGCTCCAACTACGCTACTGCCTCCGTTGCCACTGTCGCTGGCGTTAGCAGTAACCGTGGCTCCTGAAGTATCTTTCGCAGTAAACGTGTAGGCGTTGGCACTAGTTATGGTAGCTATTTCATACTCTTGATTAAGAACAGCCGCTGTAACTAAACCTCCTAAAGTAGCGGCTCCACTAAAGGTAACGAAATCTCCTGCTACTGCTCCATGGTTCGTATCTGTTGCTGTAATAGTAGAAGAGCCATTAGTAGCTGAAAAAGTAACGTCTCCCGCGCTCGTAGTTAAACGAAGAGGAGTTATATCATTAAATTCATCGCCTTGTTGAATATAAAGTTTTAAACGAGTTCCTATACCTAAGAATCTTGTGCCTTGAAGATTAACCCAAGCATGAAGTTTACGTCCTGTTCCCTTATACGCATTAAGAGAGTTTTTAGCCCAGCCCCCTATCTTTTCTGGAAATCCTTTTCTAAACCGAATTAAATTACCGTCAAACCACCCGTTCTCAGCAGTGTATGCTGTACCTTCCTTATTTATTCCAGGATTAAAAATAAACTTCTGAAGAGGCATTACTGATACTCTCCTGTTCGTATAATTTCTGTAACTTCTAAAGCACGATCTCCAACCTGTTCACTCCACTTAGAGTCCATAAACTCATCAGCAGCGTTCTCAAATTCTTCACGAGACATTGCTTCCAAAGCCTTTACAAAACCCCTCAGTCTTGTTTGACCAAGATTAAAACTGAGGTCTATCATGGCGTCTTGCCTAGCGTCATTTAAACCTGCAAACCAGTAGTATTCTTCTGTAAGCTCTTCTCGAACTCTTTTAATATCGTTGTTTAGAAGAAAATTAATTTCATCCTCAGAAAGTCCTAGCCCATCTTCACTTATATTACGGCCCACACCTATCGTTTCGTAACCTGCGCTACACAAATAAACTTTATCTCGGACGCCTTCGTGTCTTCTTAGCATTTCAATCAATTCGTTCACTGACTTCCTCTTTGTTATCAGATTCTTTGTAATAGTCAATTATAGATAAAACTTGTCTAATGTATCTCTTAATTTCAGCCATGTTGTGCGAAAGGTTTTCATATCCTTTTGTAGAAAGCCCGTAAAATGCATTAGTAGGAGCATTCCCTTCGTGTAAATCAATTAAATACTCTTCCATTGTTGCAGGGGTTAAAACAGTCCATTCAACAGGAAGCGTATTAACTTTATTCGGAAGCGGGGGGTGGTACTGCGGAGCAGGCTGTATAACCGTAACCACCTCTACTTGTTTAGTTTCGGGTAAAGACGGTTTACGGTCAAGTACTGAACAACCGTTAAGAATTAGACAGAGTAGTAATACTTTCCAACTCATTTAACACATCCTTAGTTCCTTTATTGATAATTTTTTCGATCAACTTAGGTTTTTTAAGCGACAGAACAGTGAGGTCATGTCTAGCAAATTTCTCTCTAATACTGTTAACCTCTTCCTGTGCTTTTTGATTTTCTTCAGTTAGAGTATCTACTCTTGCAAGCATTAGCTCGTGTCTTTCAACTGTTTGTTTTAAGTTTTCATTTTGTTGTTGTATTGTTCCCTCCAGGATCTTTTCGTTTTGCAAAGCACGTTCTAGCTGTATGTGAAAAGATTCAAGTTCCGCTTGCGATTTATCGTAGTACAGTTTAAATGCGCCTGATAAAATTACTAAAGCGAGTCCTAATCCTATGCTGAGTTTAAAACCCATCTTACTTCTTCGCCATGTAAGCAGTGGCTCCGAAATACAAACCTATTATTGAAGCTTGAGAAAGAAATAACATATCGGATAAAGCTGAAAGAGTAGATAATCTATCTTCTGGGACAAAAGGCATTAAAGGTAATAGAGAATATAACACCATAGAAGACATCGCTACCCATGCTATTCTTCTTTGAGAGTCTTGCTTTTCTTCTCTTAGGTCTAGCTCAAGCATTTGCGTAGCACGCTCTAGCTCTTCGTCAGTAACAGTCCCATCGTTATCTATGTCATATTTTTCCCAGACAGAGTTTTTTTGTAATTTTTTCTGGTCCATATCTAGTCCCAAAATTTTTGGTTTGCTCCAGCCATTACCGGCTTACAATACGCTGTTATGTTGTGTTGTTTGATTCCCCCTCTACAACGAGGATCTCTACAATTGTGTTCAATCCAGTAAGCAAACTGTTGACATCTATGGATGTCTCGAAACAACATCTGCTCTGAACCCTGCGTTACGTTCCCCTCTATAACCGTAATCAGCATGAAGGCTAGTATGGTGCCTTTCATTTGTCATAGAAGTTTAGCTACAACTATAGTAGCGACTATAAACGGATACATTCCCCAAATCATCATTTCTAGTTTTTTAAACTTTTCAGAACCCTCATTCAACCTCTCTTCTATCCTTTCGTATCTTAAAGTGCATTCTTTTTGATGCGTCTTTAATTCATTCAAGGTCTGTTGAGAATCCGAAACCTTAGACTGGGCTCTTTTAGTAGCCATTATTCTTGCTCCGGAGTAACCGCTTCCAATTGTTGCGCATACCAGTTAAATGCGGCCATGTGTGTATCGAGTTGTTTTTGATTAGAGTTAATAACCTGAGTTATTTGAGCTATCTGTTCTCTAAGCTCATCCATCCTGGTGTTTAACAGCTCAGGATTAGGAGGAAGCTCAACAACCTCGGTTTCTTCTACAGCTTCTGCTTTAGTGTCTTGTTCCATCTTCCTCTACCTTCCATACATTTAAATTTGCAGCGACAGTGCGCCGTTCGCCTTCACCTTCGAAAGGGTAAACCATATGTGTTAGCCAGCTAGGAAACATCAATAACTTCCCGACTTCTGGTTTAATTACAAAAGTTTGTGGAGGAGCTAACCGCTCCACATCTAATAAACTGTTTCGCCCATAGCTAAATGCTAGACATCCATCTGCATTACCTGATGCGTTATACAAGTTGTATTCTGGGCTTCCCGCTGTAGGTTGATCTAGGATTTGTTGGGGTACTTTTGTCCATGTAGTACAGGAGACTCCCATAACAGTTTTAGTCCCATGATCGTGCATTGGGTTGTAATCTCGTTCATAGCTATGCACAGACCAAAGCTCATCAGTTAACACCTCTCTTTTACCATTTAGTGGATTGCCAGAGTGAGCGCAGAACTGTTGAACATAATCCATTGCCAAACCCTGAATCGTCCAATTAAAGTCTTTTAGCTCTTCACAATGGTGATCCATTGTAAGTTGTTGGCCGTGGGCTATCTGACCTACTAATGTACCCGCATGACTCTTGCGTTCCTGATCTACCATTAGCTTATCTAGATAGTCATTAAGTGTGCCTACCATGTTTTCAGACAACTGTGCTTCCAACATAAATACTGCTGGCAGTGTATGGAGAGTGTAGTGTTGCTGCTCCATTAGCTGCTAGGTATCACATAGTCATTATCAGGAACAGGTTCTTTGGGAGGGTTAGTAATTACTGAATCATACTGACTTGCAAATATTTCATCCCACCTAGTTATTGGGCAAAGACCTTCTATATCAGCCCTAGACCAATCAGCTTCAGCTTTAGCAGTAAAATTATCTGTTGTGCTTCCGTCAGGATGCGTAGTTACCGCATTAAGCGTGGCTGATTTTACAGAAGTATAATAATCTGCTTTGCCTTCTGTACCTTGTTCATATTGCATTTCTACATACCATCGTACAACTTTGCTGTCTTCAATGTAGGGTATTGCTTTTATCAGGGTTTTCTTTACTGCCATTTTAGTCTCCTAGTCGCAGTTACATTTATCAAGCTGTTCTTTTAAATCAGAAACCTGACCTGAAAGTTCTTGAATCGCTTTTACTAAAATTGGAACAAACTTAGCGTATTTAAGGCCGTATTGTTTTCCATCCTCAGTTAAATTAGTCGTTAAATTAGTTTTATCTGCCAGCTTATGCCCAGCAGCTTCTTCTAGTTTTTCAACATCTTGCGCTAGAAATCCGAGATCAACTTGATCCTCTTTATGGGTTCCGTCAGCCGTTATAGTATCTAAATCTTTTTCATTTTTAAGATCTTCAGGCGTAAGGTACTGCGCTCGTTTATCCCACTTATAAGTAACTGGTTCAAGTTGATTAACAAAACTTAATCCGAGGTCTAATGGTTTAACATCAGTTTTATCTCGTTTATCAGAAGATATAGTCCAATCAATTTGAATATAGGCTGCATTATTAGCAGCATTCCCCATATAGATACCGTTACTTCCCGTTGTTACATTACCGCCGGGACTCCCTGTTCTTGCAGAATCAGTCCCAATAGCAATAGCATTACCACCTGTGGTTATTGCGTAAGCAGCAGCATTACCTAAAACCACATTACTAGTGCCTGTCGTCAGGCCGTATGCCGCAGCGTAACCAAAAACACTGTTTCCTCCACCTCCACCACTTCCGTAAGCAGCAGCAGAACCAACAACAGTGTTTGAACTACCTGTAGTGTTTTGGCCTAAAGCGGCGTAACCAACAGCTACAGTATTTGAATTATAATTTTTAGCTGCCGCTTGATCTCCAACAGCAGTAGAATATGCATTATTGCTATCTCCAAGAGCATCATACCCAATCGCTACGCATTGACTCGCTGTAGTCGCTGATTGAAAAGCAGTAGATCCTATCGCAACATTTTGCGTTCCTGTAGTTATATTAAGGCCAGCAGTCATACCTACGGCTGTGTTATTGTGGGCTACATTATCTTGTAACGCGTTATATCCCACCGCAGTGTTATAGTGACTTCCTGTATTAACCTGTAACGATTGGAATCCAATTGCAGTGTTATATGCTCCAGTTTGGTTTTCTTTCATTGAAGCAGAACCTACCGCTGTATTCATCTCTCCAGTGTTGTCTTGCATACAATGAGAGCCAACTGCCGTAGAATGTGAGCTAGTGGTCATAGTAGAAAGAGCCTCATACCCCAATGCGGTACAGTTACTTCCACTAGTTAATGCATCTCCAGACCCTACACCCATAGCGGTGTTTTCTGTTCCAGAAGTGTTGGCTAACAACGATTGGAATCCAACTGCGGTGTTGTTATGTGCTTCCGTAGCAGTGCTTAATGCTTGCAATCCAATTGCCGTATTCTGTGCGCCTGTCGTCAAAGCGTCCCCAGCAAAAGCCCCAACAGCGGTGTTAAAAGATGCCGTTGTGTTAGATAGTAACGCCTGATAGCCGATTGCGGTATTTTTATCGCCCGAGGATATTGCGCCTCCTGAGTCTTTCCCAACAGCCGTGTTGTAATCTCCACTATTTGAAGCTCCTCCCAAAGCTCCTGAACCCACCGCTGTATTTTGTTCGCCTGTACCAACATCAAAAGCATAAGCTCCGACTGCCGTGTTGTTTGCAGTCGTTGTCGATGCTGAACCCGCAAATCCACCAACATAGGTGTTTAGTTCTCCAGTTTGATTTGCGTCACCAGACCCTGCCCCAACAAACACATTGGTTTTACCAGTGGTAGTTGCTGCTCCAGCTTGGAATCCAACGCCTACGTTGTAAGCGTCTGTTGCTGTAGTAAAGTTTTGTACGTTTAAAGCACCTTCACCAAGAGCTGTGCTTTTGCTTCCTAAAGTATCTGCGCCTAAAGCGTAAGTTCCAACAGCTACGTTAGAGTTACCTGAAGTAAGAGCGTCTCCAGCTAACCCTCCGATAAGAGTGTTTGCAATACCAGTAGTCGCTGCTACACCAGCTTGAAACCCAACACCTACGTTGTAGGCTTCCGCACCAGCATTTTGTACTTTAAGTGCTTCAAACCCTATTGCAACATTGTTGCCATTTCCATCTTCAGTAAGAAGCGCACTAGACCCGACGGCTACGTTGCTTCCCCCAGTTGTCAATGCCCCGCCAGCATTGTCACCAATCAAGGTGTTATCAGTCCCACCAGTCAACGCATCACCCGCAGCCTCACCTATCGCTACGTTATCTGTACCTGTAGTCAGTCCTGTGCCAAACGCACCCGAACCAAGCCCTACGTTGCCTGTACCGCCCAATACGTCGAGTACATCAGTAACCGCTGCACCTGAACCAGCACCGTCAGTAGCGATCATGCGGATACCACCGTTTGGTATAACTACATTTGCGCCTGTGCCCTGAGAAATTGTTACGGTATCGCCAGCGGAGTTTTGAACCACCCATACGTTACTGATAGTATTTGGGGCAAACGTCACGGTGCAGGCTTGTGATAAAGAACCTGTAAGTGTTAGTGCCGTAGAGCGGAAAGCGTCTGAAGCCCCGTCAGCCATCGTTATGGTAACGGCAGAGGCATCTGAAAGAGCTTCAGATCCTGTTCCAAATTTTTCAGCGATCATCTCCAGGTTTAAATTCGTAGTCGTTCCCCACGTTCCTGAGCCATCTCCTGTCGCCATTTCATTTAGGCGAAGATCGTTTACATATGTACTAGCCATTTATGCTACCTCTTTCCAATCTGGTGTTTGACTATCGTC